GAATCTGCACCAGTATCCATTTCATTGCTATAGAACCTGAACCATCCAGCTGTTCCATTAGCAACTCCAAGGCCCGACCAAACTTCGCTAGCAAGCTTAGAAACTACACCGCTAATAACAGGGCCGAACTCCAAACCATTGGTGGGAGAACCTGGTGTAAATGCTCCAGAGTTAAGGGTTATTGTAAGCAACAGTGTGCCAGTCTCAGCAGAATCAGCACTTGCTGGTTGAGAACCAGAATAAATCCTGATAACTCCATCCTTCATAAGTTCTTGGAAGGACTCACCATTATCGCTGGTAATCGTTGTACCCGCAGCAAATGCTTCTGGTGTATTGACTTGACCAGTTGCAAATTCAAGTTTACCTGCAGCTACTGCAAGTATCGGTTCATTTGTCAGGTCATTTGCACCTGTTGTTGAGCCTGCAGTAGTGAAGTTCTTTCCTACTCGGAAGCCTCTTGTCAAGAAGCTATTCTCAGAGTCAGTAATATAGTCATTACCTCCACCACCATCTACATAGGCCATTGTAGCACCTATGTTAAAGGCATCTGCAAGTATTGAATTCCTGAGCCCTGTACTAAGTCTTAGAGCCATAATCTCCTCCTACGGTTCCAGTGAAAAGATATATCTTTTATCTATGATAACACTCCCACCAAACTTGGAAGATTCATAGACAACTTTATCCTCGGTTAAATTCTTATAAAATCCACCTGGCCCCAGGAGCACAACACCTTTATCTGTCGCAGCAATAATCATGGGCTTAAAGATTCTGTAGTCAGGGAACCATGAACCCTGTACCATCTGCTCTGTGCCAGTAACAATTGTTTCTTTAGAAATTTCTGTCATACTTACAGATTCAAATTCATTTCCTTCATAATACAAAATCCTCCCATCAACTCCAACATAGAAGCCTGTTTCAACCCTAGCAAGCATCCGGATGTCAGCACCCACAGGCAAATAACATCTTGCCATATCAAACCAGTGGTATGCAAATCTTTCAGAACCATATACAAAGTTATCCTTTGCTATCAACATCCTCCCCTGGAAAAGACACAGGTGGCTACCCATCGGAGGATTGCTGTAAGTCCTGTCAGTAGGTGGTCCTTAGAAAGCAGATTAGTAAAATACAGTTTTTCTCCAACAGGTTGATAAGATGTTCTAGCATTCCCAATAGCTCCTAAGCTAGTTAAACCCTGTGAATGATTCATAGCATATAGCACACCATTAGCAATGAGATATAAATACTCATTATGTGGGAACATACTATGTACATCAGTAACAATATTTACATTGACAGCTTCAGCTAGTTCAGCAACCCCACTCTCGGGGTTATAAGATAACCTTGTAGGGTCGTCCTTATTATTCAACCCAGTGGTTGCTCTTAACAAGGGGTATCTATTAGACATGATAAGGATTCCTTGTCATAGCAGGACGATTCTTTCCTATCCACTCACGCAGCTTCTGAATACCTATCTCAGTCATTGTAGTATGATGGATGGTGTTAACTTTTTCATTATCATCTAAGCCATCCTCTATATCCTCATATAAAATTCTGGCAGCACCATGTATCAGTAAATGCCTATGAAGATGGTCTGGAAGAATATCTGGGGTATCTCCTGAAGCCGATAATTCTGTTGGCTTCTTATAGAACAGGGTCAGTAGAGTGGTGGCAGTCTCAGGTATTTTCCTATACCACAGGACATTCCCTTCCAAAGCCACCTGCTCTACATCTCCTGTTTCGTCCAGACCAGGACTGTCAACTAGGAGGTCAGTTAGACTTGGCATTATATCAACTTCGGTGTTGCCACCATAGCTGACATAGAGGAGCTTGCCGGCAGAGGTAACTGGCATTGAAGCCCAAGCCTGGTCGACTACTGTGTCTACTGATGTAACAAATTTAAGAGATGGAATATCCACCTCACCTGCTGCAAAGGCAAGAGCTTCGTTTATTGCCCCAGGAATACGTGAAACAATATCATCACTCCAATCTTGCAACAGGAGTTGTACCTCTGTCTGCAGTTGTCCAAAGTTCATTACATCAGTCTCCTAGTTTATGTGTCATGGAAGCTTAGAAACTAACATATGCAGTCTGAGCTTCCCGCCAGTCAGTGACGTACTAGATGCTAAGTATGCCACTACCGCAGGTACATCTGTTGCTGCTCCCTGGATAAGCATTTCAGCAGAAGCCACAGGGTCAGACAGAGCATTCGCAAGCCAAGCTGCACCAAAGTCAGCTGCAACTCCAGGAAACTTCAGACCGAGCGCAGTTCCTATTTCTGTGTTAGTAAAGTACTCATCTACATCAACTGTAGTGACATCCCCACCTGTTGTTACATCATCTGTTGCAAGTGTACCAATACCAATAGTACAAGCCGGTGTACCACCTGCAATAACCTCAGTTACCTCAACTAGAAGATTGTGGATGATGTACCTTTCATCAGCATCAGGGAAACTGAAAAGCACAGCAGCGAGGTCTTCGCAGTCAGCTTCATCAATCTCTGCAGATGTAATCCAGAAGGGAGTTTCGTGCACCTGAGTTCTCAGGTCATGCCTTCTGTAATCATACATTTCAACTGTTGCCATTGTTTATTCCTCCAATTTAGTTAAGCATCATTCGGATAAATTCCGTTTGATACTGTTATTTCAATACGCAGTATTCACAGAATACTTGAAAGTTGCCAGCAGCGGCAGATCATTTGCTTCAGCACCTGTACCACCTCTCATGGTGGCCATGCCTGTAGCATCGGGGTCACATTCAGTATTTGTCAAGAAAGCATCTGGGTCAGCCGTTTCTCCATTACCAATAAAGCCTACTGTCATTGAGGCACTTGCACTTGCATAAGCATCATCCTTCCGTACCCAGATATTCTTAATGAAGGCATACTTGGGCAGATGAATGAGATTATAAGTACCATCGGCAGGAGCAATCATTGGCTTGCTCTTGGCAAGTCGATAGTTGTCCGAAGCTTGAACAGAATATTTATCAGGCATTTTATTCTCCTTATACCCAGAAATTTAAAGATTATGCAGGCAGCGGTGTTGCGTAGGAAGAACCAACAAGGCAACCATAATCCTGGCTGTTAAATACAACCTTCTTGATACCCAGGATACCGCCACCTCTAATGTTAACATAGCGCTTCGCATCCTTTTCATAGGGTACGAATGACATGGTAGTTCCTTTACTTTCACCAGCACCACCCCAGGCAATACAAGCAGCCTGAGCACCCAGGAAGAGATTCCGGAAGACACCACCAGTTGAAAGATTTCCACTTACCTGGCGGATACGTTCAGACTTAGAAATCATCATACCATTGTAGACAATCTCTACATTCTCCATCTGGAGTTTGTTAGCAGCTCTCAACAGGTCACCCCATTGGCCTACGTTTGTATTCTGGCGGAGAGCATCAAAGACAAAGTCATGCAGAATTACTCGGTAATACTTCTTCCCACCAATCATCAGTGGACGAAGCTTATATCCAGTTGCTGCACGAGGAATCCTGGCAATCTGCTTCATCCTATCAAGCATCGCAAGGTCAAGGATATTTGCCGAGGTCATGCTTCCTTCAGCCACATCATCTGCAAGGACAAGGTGGTCAGAGTCTGGAGCAGTAGGATTCTGTGCAAAGGTTTTACCTGCAATCCGGAAGGTAGTATCACCACAAAGATGAGCAAACATGAGGTCAGACAGTTTATCTGCCCACCACTCATTTAAGCCATCTTTACCTTCCTGCATCAGGTCGTAGGGAACACGCTGCTGGTCCATCCTGCCACCAGTATCGACAGCGTGGTTAAGTTCCTCAATGGTCATATCGAAGTCTTTGAAGATAAGTTTCTCTTCATTTCCTTCAACAGTGTCACGGCCAACGATACCTTCGCCAGACAGCGGAAGCCTGATACCCATTGTTATAGTATCACCTTCACCCTTGCCCAGTTCAGTCCGCATCTGAACAATATTATCAGTGCCGGTTCCAATCAGCTCATTGAATTCGATGTCCTTGAGAACTACTTTAAAGAGTTCCTTAGCCCATCTTTTCCGTGTAAGAGCGTTATTGGTTAGGAATTTAGTCTGTGCCATTTAAAGTTCCTCCTTATTTTGGCAGCTCTTCCCTGAGGTACTTATCGTAGACTTCTTTCGGTATATCATTAAGTTCATCTTCAGGCATATTGTCTATCTTGGTCATAGTCCAGCCACCTTTTTGACCGACTCCTCCACCGACATCAGATATACTTGGTGGTGCAGAATCTGGCTCTTTCTTTCCCCCTGGTGGAGAAGCAGGTGCTTCTGATTTCTTATATGTAGGATGATATTGCTTAATGTTTTCATATAGGTACCGATAGGGGTTTGTCTGTTTATCCCATATATGCTCCATGACTTGAGCGTGGGCATCGTTATAAGATATCCCCTGTTCCTTAGCTACACTGCGGCTCAGTGCGTCTACGAACTCGTCATGATGCTGCTGTGAAACAACAGTGTCAACGTCCTCAAACTTAGGGGAAAGCCTCATTGTTTCCAAGTAACTTTCCAGCTGAGTAATTCGACCCTCATCTACCTCAGGTTCAGCATTAATGTTTTCGACATCCTCTTCCGAGAGGATACCATGTTCCTTTAGTTTCTCTTCAAGCCTGGCATTACGGTCATTAGCTCGCCTAAGCTCAACAGCTTGTTCACGAAGTAGTTGCCGAAAGTTTGATTCGACAGGTGCTTCTCCATCTTCGCTTATTTCCGTACCAGCATCAGACGCAGGTTCATCGCCTACCTTCTCCGCAGGTTTATCAGTATCTTGTTCAGCGTCACCTTCAGGAGTTTCTCCTTCTGGTTCATCCTCTGGTGAAGAACTAGGTTCATTATCATCCATAGTCTTATCAGGGCCAGCTGCAGCAGCTTCCTCTTCTACATCACCAGGGTCGCTATTAATATCAGTATCTCCGTGGTCTTGCTCTATTAACTCATCAACTCCATTACCCATCTGACTTACCTCCTTGCTTGCCAGCATTTTTCAACTCAATTTCCTTTTCAATTTTTTTAAGCTCCCATTGTCGCATCATTTCCTGGTATTCCCGAATCCTCTGCTTGACCGAGAATGGAATAGAAGCATACTCCAAGATAACATCTGGTGGAATTGTACCAGGATTATTCTGACTAAAGTCAGTCAACATCTTGGCTATCGCAAGCCGTGTGCTTTTTGACTGAGCTTCTTCATCAATAATCAGGTCAAACTCCGCAGCAGTTACATCATTAAAACCTTCAGTCTGCCTATTCATCTGGTTGTTAATCTGCATTAACTGCCAGCCATTAGGCCCTTCAATTCTTATAACTTCTTCCTCAGTAACATATTGCTGAATAAGTGACATTAGCATTTCTGTACTAAGGTATCTACTTTCATTATAGTTATCGAACAGTGTAAACAAGACAGCAAAAGATGATTCCTGCCTTATCTGCATTGTAATACCAGGTTCCCTGGAATATGTCTGGACACCCATAAGTGGGTCTTGCACACCAGAAGCATCCTTCATAGCCTGCTTGTTGGTGGCATCAAGCTGTCCATATATGGGAGAAATCTGTGGCTGTTTAGTGAAGTCAATCTGCTTTAACCCACCCTTCTTAAGTTCCATGTGGAATGTCGGGTCAGCACTTCGCTTTTCATAGTCATCTATGTTAAGAACAGCACCAGCTTCATGGAGTAATATCCCCTTGGGAGCAGTTTGTAACAAGTGCGTTAGCTGTCTCCTCATGGTATTAAGACCACGTTGAGGGTCTTTCATCTGGTTAGTCGCACTGAAGAATCTATTCTTATTATCATCTTCATAAGCCCCAAACTGTATATATGGGAAGTTCTCATGCCTGTATGGAGATATACCCCACTGAAGTATTCCACTCCCAGTCATTACTCCAAAATATATAAGTCTTTTGTATCCTGTAAGAGCAGATACACCTTCAGGATTCTTAAAGGTTTTCTTCCCTTCAGGGGTTTCAACTTCAAGACCTTCTTTTATCAGGGCATTGAATTTATTAAAGTCATCAACCAGGAGATACTCCTGCTTTCCAGTAACAGGATTAACAAACCACTTTACTTCTTTTACTTCCCTCCACCAAGCTTCAACAAGCCGATACTTCTCAGAAGCAACGTCAAAATAATCTGGCATCCCCTTTACAGATGTACTACCCTTTGCAGCTTGTCCTTCAAACCCAGGCCAGTATTGCTTGATTTCATCCTCATGAACCCACTTATTAACGAAGAAGAACCTAGCATCACTCATATCATATTCACTGGAGTCAGGGTCTTTATAGCATTCATAGCCTTTAAGAACCTTAGCCTTTATGATACGCTTAAATGGATTTGAAGAATCTACATAATAATGGAGGTATGACCGACCACCCTTTACACTATGTTCAAAGCACTTTCCCTCTTTCCGAGGTATTTTCAGTTTACGCTTATAGTGCTTAATCGTATTGTGCATTAGCTCCGCTAAAGGTTCATCAGTAACTTCCGTGGGAACTACATTAGCTTCAAGTCTTATCTGTGAGCCAAGACCTATTAACAGGTCAATCTTTGGCTTTACTTCATTATATGTAGTATTCGGTCTTTTCAGTTTTGAAAGAGCTTCAATGACATCAGCATCATCCTGGCGGCCAGCATAGAATTCATAATCCTCCTCACTTTGTTCTCTGTAAAGAGTTTCAGAAGGGTGATTCTCAGTATCATATAACCACTTGTTAAGCCGCAGAAAGAGTTCAGTATCTTTCGTATTATCTGGCCTTGGAGTAGTGGTTTCTTCTTGAATGTTAGCCATTAGTGTACCATCCAGTCATATTGTCCAGGAATACTTTCCTGTTGTCTGTAAGCAGGACTAAATCTTCTTGACTCTTCCAGCTTCTTCATTTTCTTTGATTTACTTGGCCACAGCATATGAGCGAGGGAATACATATCTTCACTGATACAAAGGGCATCTGCAATATTAGGTGAAGCAATTCCTCGCAACTTAAGTGATTTCTTAGATTCAACAACAAGCTGACTTCCAATATACTCATATCGTACACTCGCCAGCTCATTAGCAAGTTGTTCACCCAGGCTCTCTGTTTCCCCTGGTGGCTTAACATCCGGAAAACTATATCTTGCCTTAGCGCAGTTTTCCCTGACAGCCCACCATAGTTCGTCACGTAGTCTTCTGAATTTCTTATCATCGCTGGATTTCTCCGCAACATTGACTTCTACCAATCCAGGAACTTTCTTCCTTTCAAGCCAATCTACGACTCCAGCTCCAACGCCAATAACATCTACACAGATGCCATCTGCCTCCATCTCCTGATAATCAACTAAAGCGTGCTGTGCTAGTGATATAGTATTAATCCCTTTATATGATTGCCAGGGCAGTATAATAGGCCCTCGTCTAGGTAGAACGACAGAACTGTCCTCCCCATATCTGGCAACATCCACTGAAATATAAAGTGGATTTTCTGGGTCTTCATCAAGCTTATTTCCAACACACTGTATACCCCAAGAAAGTGGTATGAGAGTATCTCCGCTCTCAACTGGTGGGTCGCCAAGAACCCTTATCCTATATACGTCACTGTCACGCCCATATTTGTTAGCCATATATAATGGATATGCAGGGTCAACATTAGTGGATTCTTCGCTATTCCAGTGTAGTTTCAACCAAGCTTTAGATATCTCCTTATGGAAGTGGCTATCATAAAAATAACCAGCAGATTTTGTCATATTACCTATTAACAGCGTCTTATTATCCTCTTGTGTTAATGCTCCTTCCAGTGGAATAAATGTGGGGTCAGGAACACCAGATGCTTCATCAACAACAATTAATAGGTGGTCACCATGAAATCCAGCTAATGTTTCAGCTTGTTCTTCTTTAGATGCCCTTGCGTTTGTAGATACTGCCCTCGCCCACCATTCTTTTGGAGACTCCTTACAAAATATCTTATCATTCTGTATTACAAACTCATCAGCTACTACAGATTGTCTCATCCACTTTGAAAGTTCACTCCATAGAATATCATTCAACTGTCTTGCTGTAGGTGCGGTACATACTACCTTAGCATAAGGTCTTGTAGTCAGGAAATGCAATATACAGATGCTAGCTCCCGTATCTTTACCAGTACCATGACCGCTTCTAATAGTTATCCTTTTTGCTCCACTGTCCATAGCCTTAAACAAGTCAACCTGCTGTTCACTTGGTACAAAGCCAGGTATTGCTTCTGTTGCAAAAAGAAGCGTTGATTTCCTCCACTCACGGAGTTTCTGCATTACCAAAGGGTCTAATGACATTACTTCTTCCGATATTTCTTTTGTGTTCTCGGTTTAGCTACGCCACTTCTATACCCAGCAGCATGAGCAGCAGCTCCTTGTTTGGCAGCCTTAGCACGGGCTCCCTTTCCTTTATATCACTTACCATGACCACCCCATTGGTAGCCACCTGGACATGGATGAACTGGCATTATTCGAAGAACCTCCTAATATCCTCAAGGTCAGCTTTAT